TTAGGAGTGGTCGTTCTAAAATTAAGTATCGTAAGACCGCAAGGGAAATGATTATCACAGTTCCTGATAAGACACTATCTCTTCCATCTGTTGACATTTCTTTTATGTTGACTGAGGATGATTATGCGTCTATCTTGAAAAGTGCAAGTGTATTACAATCACCAAATATTGCTGTTGTGTCTGATGGTGACAAAGTGTATATTACTGCATACAATGTCAAGGATGATTCTGCTCACACTAACAGTATTGAGGTGGGAGAAGGAAATGGACATTCGTTTAAAATGGTATTCTTAACGGAGAACTTGAAAATGATTTCTGGTTCTTATGATGTTGAGATTTCAGCAAAAGGTCTTGCTTCTTTCAAGCACAAAACGCAAGACGTTGATTATTGGGTTGCTACTGAAGCAAAAGAATCTAACTATGGAGCATAATAAAATGAGTTTAATTTGGTTGACTGATGTGAAGACACAAGCAAAGATTGCAGTAAATCCTAAGTATATTGTTGCAGTATTTACTGCTGCTGAAGGTGAAGTGGAAGGTAAAACTGTTATTGGTTTGATTAATGGTAATGTTGTTGTTGAGGAAAATGAACTTGACGTTGTTTCACAGATAACTGGAGCATAATTAAATGTCTATTACTGTTCAAACATTGTTTGGAACTTATAATGAAGAAGAACTCAAGGCAATCAAGAGTTGTCTGAGGGAAATGTCAGAATGTATGTCTAAGATCAACAACGAAAAGGAGTTGATGAAGGATATCGTTAGTACTACACATGACAAGTTTAAGATTCCTAAGAAGATCTTTAAGAAAATGTCTAATGTATATTACAAGCAATCGTTTCAAGAGATTGTTTCTGAAAATAATGAATTTGAAGCATTGTTTGAAGGTGTGAACGAAGTTAAGTGATTTTAATGCCCCTTCGGGGGCATCTTTTTTATTATGGAGTATTGAATGACTGAGCATATGTTATGGGTAGAAAAGTATCGTCCTACCAAAATCGCAGATTGTATCCTTCCTGATAGTTTAAAAACCCTTTTTCAAGATATCGTTACCAAAGGTGAAATCCCAAACCTCCTTCTTTCTGGTACTGCTGGTGTTGGTAAGACAACTGTAGCAAAAGCACTTTGTAATGAAGTTGGTTGTGATTTTATGATGATCAATGGATCTGATGAATCTGGTATTGATGTTCTTCGTAACAAGATTAAGAACTATGCATCTTCTATGTCTCTTACTGGTGGACGTAAAGTCATTATCATTGACGAGGCAGATTATCTAAACCCAAACTCAACACAACCTGCACTTCGTGGTGCTATTGAAGAGTTTGCTTCTAACTGTTCTTTTATTTTCACTTGTAACTATAAGAACCGTATTATTGATCCACTCCATTCTCGTTGTACTGTCATTGATTTCAAACTCAATGGTTGCAAACCAAAGATGGCTGCACAGTTCTTCAAACGTGTTGAGGGTATTCTCCAACATGAGAATGTAGAATATAGTAAGGATGTAGTAGCTGCTGTTATCACCAAACATTTTCCCGATAATAGACGCATTCTAAACGAGTTACAGAGGTATTCTGTCTCTGGGGTCATTGATAGTGGTATTCTAAGTAATATCGGTGATATACAGATCACAGAACTTGTAAACTGCATTCACACACGTGATTTCAGTTCAGCACGTAAGTGGGTTGTTAATAATCTTGACAATGATCCTTCTGTACTCTTGAGGAAGGTCTTTGATGGTCTATATGATCAATTGAAACCATCTTCTGTCCCACAGTTGGTAATTACTATTGGTAAATATCAGTTTAATGCTGCTTTTGTTGCTGATCATGAAATTAACCTTCTGGCATGTATTGTTGAACTTATGTCTGACTTGGAGTTCAAATAATGCCTGATCTATTTAAGGAGATTGTACCTTCTATACTACAAACTAAGAAAAGTGTGTTCCGTGATGAACTGGATTATAATGACTATAATCCGTTCATTGTTAATCGTGCTCTGTCCTATCATATTGATTGTATTCCTTATGTGAATGAAATCAATATGTTGTCTGGTTTAGATAAAGATATGCAATATTCATATCTTCTTCATTATATTAGACCAATGAAACGTTCATTCAAGAAATGGCAAAAATCTGAGATTGATAAAGACATAGAGTGCGTGAAAGTATATTTTGGCTATTCCAACCAGAAAGCAAAGGATGCTCTTCGTATTCTTACTCATGAACAAATCAATGAGATAAGAAGAAAAACGGATAAAGGTGGAGTGAAACAATAATTCTTTATAATAACATATTTTTATAAATAAAAGTATCATTTATCCACAATTAATAAAGATATGGTCAATATCATAGGTTACAATCAATTCCCAGATAAAAATGAATTTATTGAACTGTATAAAAATAATACACAATTGCAATTATCCAATTATTATGGATGTACTAAGAAACGCATCAATAAATGGATAAAACATTTTGGATTAGAATTAAGACCCCAAGGAGGGGGAAATAATAGAAAATATGATATAGATGAAATTATTTTAAGAAAATTAATAGATAATGGTTATAGTAATGATGAAATTTGTAATGTATTAAATATTAGGGGAAAAACATCTCTTTATACATGGTTAAGGAAATATAATATAAAGAGAAAAAAAGAAACAGATAAATATAAGTTATATAAACATAAAGTTAGGTATTTAACCGAAAAAACATATGCCTTATATAAAAACGAAATAAACCCTAATAACTATCCTAGAACACTGTGTGGAGTTGATAATGGGTATCAACTAGACCATATAATGAGTGTTTCTGATTGTTTTAATAAAAACATATCAGAGGATTATTGTGCTTCTATGGAAAATTTACAAATGTTATCTTGGATGGATAACTTGAGGAAAAGATATGAATAAAATAGAAAGTGATATTTTTAATGGACTTGGTGTAGAAATTAAATTGACGGAAGAAGATGATTTTCTCAAAGTCAGAGAAACACTGACCCGTATTGGTGTAGCATCCAAAAAAGATAAAATTCTTTATCAATCTTGTCATATCCTTCATAAAAAAGGAAAATACGCACTCATTCATTTTAAAGAGTTGTTTGCCCTTGATGGTAAACCAACAGATTTATCAGAAAATGATCTTTCACGTAGAAATGCAATTGCAAAGTTATTAGAAGATTGGGGATTGGTTACTGTTGTTAATAAAGAACAAGTAGAAAATCCACCACCAATTTTCCTATCACAAATCAAAATCATCTCTCATAAGGAAAAACATGAATGGGAGTTGATTGCAAAATATAACATTGGAAAGAAAAAAACTTCTTGACAATAACAAAATAATGTGTTATATTGTATAAATAGAAGTGGATGCCTTCGGGGTCCACTCTATTTTATTAACTCGCTTTTAAGGAGAAACAATATGACATATGCATACGGTAAGTCACTACTTCCATCTACTGTTGGTTTTGATCGTCTTCTAACAACTCTTAATGAGTTTGAAGAACTGTTTGAACAAAAGAAACCACAAACATACCCCCCATACAATATTGTCAAATTTGATGATGATAATTATCAGATCCAAATTGCTGTTGCAGGATTTGATAAGAATGAAATTGTTATTGAAACTAAGAACAACCAACTAACTGTCAATGGTGAAATCAAATCTGCATACACCTCAGATGTTGTATTTTTACATCGTGGTTTATCAACTCGTGATTTTAGTCATTCATTTACATTATCTGATACTGTAGTTGTGAAATCTGCTGACATAGTTAATGGTGTTCTGAAAATTGACCTTCAGAATATTGTACCAGAAGAAAAGAAACCCAGAAAAATTCCTATCGGTAATGAAATGGCATATCATTTTGAATGATTGATATATAATTTAGGGGGAATCATTTCCCCCTACCAATAGGAATAAGACAATGAAACAATATAAAAAGAAAACAACGGATAGACCTGTCTTGAAAAAACTAAGACCACTTGGGAATTTAACAGATGTGTACTACACATATTCTCATTGGGCTAAAAAATTCATTGATGGGGTTGAATATATTCCTGTTTCAAAATCAAACCCAGAAGAGTTTCCAATGAAAACAACACCAATTCATTGGATGCGTAAAGATAATATGGAGCATATAAAATAATGGCATTGAAGAAAACAAACAAGAATCGTAAGAAAGTAGATGAACCGACTGTGGAAATGATTGAACCAACTAAAGGTTGGGAAATCCCAAATAACAAGAAGTTTTTTGTAACCATTGGTCTTGTTGTAGCATTTATTATTCTTATTATTTGATATGAAACAAAAATTTGTTAATGCTTATATGGATGTGGCACACCGTTTTGCTCAACTCTCTACTGCAAAGAGGTTACAAGTCGGTGCAATCATTGTGAAAGATGATAGAATTATATCTATTGGTTATAATGGTATGCCATCTGGTTGGACTAATGAATGTGAAGTTGAACATCATACCTTTGATTCTAGAGATATTGAAAATGATCCTGCTTGGAGTAAGGATTTAAACAAAGGTGGATATAGTAGGTTAAAAACCAAAGATGAAGTAATCCATGCAGAAATGAATTGTTTAGGGAAATTGGCAAAAAGTAATGAATCTGGTATAGATTCTACAATGTTTATTACACATTCGCCCTGTATTCAATGTGCAAAAGGGATATATGTTGCAGGAATCAAGAATATATTTTATTCGGAAGAGTATAGATGCAATGATGGTATTATTTTTCTAAGAAAATGTGGTGTTGAAGTTGTAAAATTATAAATATTAGTTTTACATGCTGAAGCAGAAAAATGAAACATAAACACCACATAATACCTAAACATATGGGTGGTTCTGATGATCCATCAAATTTGACAGAATTGAGTAGGGAGGATCATGCTTTTGCACATAGAGAACTATATGAAAAATATGGTAAGAAAGAAGATTTAGGTGCATATTATCTACTAAATGGACAAACTGATGAAGCAATGAAAATATATTCCTCATTGGGTGGTAAAGTCCAAGGGAAAAGGAATGCTGAATCTGGTCATATTCAAAAAATACAGAAATCATCCGATGTTGTTTCTAATGGTAGAAAAGGTGGGTGTGCCACAATAAAAACAGGTAAAGGTTCTTTTGCAAATCCAGATGAAAGGAAAAAAGTTGCTGTTCTTGGAGGAAAGGTCCAAGGGAAAAGGAATGCTGAATCTGGCCACTGTAAAAAAATAACCATTGATTATTGGGAAAAAGTTAAAAAAGGCGAGATTGAAAGATCCAAAAAAATATGGATATATTCTGAAATATATAAGATTAGTAAATTGATAAAAATAAACGATAAACTTCCAGACGGATTTTCTTATGGAAGAAAAATATTTAAGGTAGAGGAAGAAAAATATGTCTGAACCAAGATGGTTAATTGAATCTGAAAAATATGTTGGTCTAAAAGAAGTCGCAGGACCAAAGAGTAGTCCAACGGTTGTTAATTTTTGGAAAATAATTCGTCTTTCTGGAATCAGTAACGATGATGTGCCTTGGTGTGCTGCGTTTGTTGGTGCAGTATTAGAAAATGTTGGTATTACTTCAACCAGAAGTGGTCTTGCAAAATCATATCTCAATTTCGGAACAAAACAAAATGCTCCAACTCTAGGAAGTATTGTTGTATTTTCTAGAAAGGGTGGTGGACATGTTGGATTTGTTGTTGGTAAGGATAAAGATGGAAATCTGTATGTTCTTGGTGGTAATCAATCTGACTCAGTGAGTGTAAAGAAATTCACTACTGCAAATGTTGTTGGTTACAGATGGCCAGATGCGAAAGTGTCACAATCTACACTTCCCGTTCTTGCTTCTGCTGCTGACTTTGAAACAAAAGTTGTATAAAATATGAGTCAGTGGCATGGTGGAAAGGGGTCTAAACAAAGACCCACTGACAAAAAGAAATTTGATGACAACTGGGAAAGAATCTTCGGAAAGAAGAAAGATGAGGAAAAGAAAAAATGAAAGAACTTTTTTTAATGTTATTTTTATCCACTTCTCTTAATGCTGGAGATTTACCTGACAAAGTGCTAACACCAGGCAAAGCAGATCCACACCTAACTGAAAAGGTTATTTGTGCTGAAGATTTTAAAACTGGTGAATATAGAAACGTTTCATCAGCACTCAAGACAAGAGTGTATAGAGAATATGGTGTAGAACCTTATAAGGGATATTGTTCTGGTGAAGAAGGGTGTGAAGTAGACCACTTAATTCCAATCTATGTTGGTGGTGCTAACGACATTACCAATCTTTGGCCCCAACCATATGAAGGGCAACCTTGGAACGCTCGTATGAAGGACAGATTAGAGGTTAAATTGCATAATCTTGTGTGTGATGGAACTCTGACTTTAGATCAAGCACAACGTGAAATTTCAACAAATTGGATAGATGCATATAAAAAATATGTACTAAAAAAATAAAAAACTTGACAAAAAGTAAAAAAACTTGTATAATACACAAAATTCGAGAAAAAACTTGTATAAATAAAAATATGAACACTATATTTAAACTCTTACCGACAACCAAAGCAATGCCAAGTAATTGGACGGCCGGTTATCGCCAAATTTTTGTGTGCGATTCGGAACATACGAAGTGGGTTTGTAGAAGTTAAAAATAGTAAATCAAATTTTAAACATACAAACCCAGAACTCGAAAGATTCTGGGTTTTTTGTTTTTAATGCTCTTTAAAAAAATGGAACGATAACAATGGTGACCATAGTTCAATGGTAGAACCACTCTCTGTGAAAGAGTAGACACGGGATCGATACCCGTTGGTCACCCATTTGCCTCTGTAGCTGAGATGGATTAGCGAAGGACTGAAAATCCTTAGAGAGTGGATCATTACCACTTGGAGGCACCAAATTTTGGGTCTTTAGTTTAATAGTAAAACATCATCCTTACAAGTTGAAGTCAGCGGAGCGTTACCGTTAAGACCTACCATTTAAAAACACATTACTAAGAGTCCAGGTTCATAGCGTGGCATAGTGTGTTTCTAAATGGTTTTAATGCCCTTGTAGTGAAATGAATATCACGAATCGCTACGGACGATTTATTGGGAGTTTGAATCTCTCCGAGGGTGCCATTTATGGAGGGTTGTGTGACCTGGGATGTCACCGCTGCCTTGAAAGTAGCTGGAGCCTAACGGCCAAGAGTTCGATTCTGCTATCCCTCCGCCAAATTCTGGAAGATTAACCGATTGGGAATCGGAACTGTTTGCTAAACAAATTGTACCTGCAAGGGTATGGGGATCGAGACCTCAATCTTCCGCCATTTATGGTTGCGTGACCGAGTGATTTAGGTAACGATCTGCAAAATCGTTTTACGTGAGTTTGAATCTCACCGCAACCTCCAAATAAAAAAGTGCTTGACAAAGTACAAAAATAGTGTATAATGCACAACATAAGTTAAATGAACCGTGATGCAGCTGGTGTGGCACTCTGTCTTTCAAACAGATGAGATGGGATCGAAACCCATACGGTTCACCAATTTAAGGGGCAGTATTTTGCTAAGGACGCAAAGCGGTCTGTAAAACCGATGCATAACGCTGGCTAGGATCGTTACCTAGGTGCCCCACCAATTGAGGGAGTGTAATTCAATGGCAGAATAACTGGCTTTTAACCAGTCCACCAAGGTTCGATTCCTTGTACTCCTACCATGCTTCTATAGTTCAAAGGTAGAACACGCAACTGATAATTGCGAAACCGTGGATCAATACCACGTAGGAGCACCAAATTTAGGTTGTATAGTTAAGTGGCATAACAGGAGATTCATATCCTCTTATCACAAGTTCGATTCTTGTTACAACCACCAAAAGTTTATGGTTCTATAGTGTAGAGGTCTGCACGATGCTCTGTCAAAGCATAAGTAGGGGATCGTTCCCCCTTAGAACCGCCAGTTTATCTGTGTGTATGTCAGTTTGGTCAGACGACTCGGTTTGGAACTGAGAGGCCGTAGGTTCGAATCCTACCACACAGACCAATTATGGGGTATGGGGCTGCTAGGGGTGGCCACCTGTTTTGCAATCAGGATATCAGGTCGGTTCGAATCCGACATATTCCACAAATGTATCTCACTAAGATAATGGTAGTCGGCTGGTCTCCAAAACCATGCAGTCGGGGTTCGAATCCTCGGTGGGGTGCCAATTTTAACAATACAGGTGATTTATGATCTTAAAGGAGTTAGACATTGATGAAGTAAAAGAATATATTAAGGCTCAAAGTCCAGAAACCAAAGTTTATCTTGGTGCAGATTCAGAAAGAAACAAGATAAATGGTGAATGGTATGCGGATTACATTACAGCAGTTGTAGTTCATATTGACGGTGAACATGGTTGTAAAGTTTTTGGTGGCGTAAAAAGAGAAAGAGATTACGACCAAAAGAAAAACAAACCAGCAATGCGTTTAATGAATGAAGTATACTCTGTTGCTGAAATCTTTGAAGCTCTTAAAGATGTTCTTGAAGATCGTTATGTAGAAGTTCATTTAGACTTGAATCCAGATTTAAGATATGGATCATCTTGTGTTGTTCAACAAGCAGTAGGATATATTAAAGGTGTGTGTGGTATTTCTCCAATGATTAAACCGAACAGTTGGGCTGCTTCACATTGTGCAGATAGATATAAAGATTTGATTTAGTGCTCCTATAGTATAAAGGTATTACAATGTCTTGGTAAGACATAAACACAGGATCGTTACCTGTTAGGAGCTCCAAATTATGGGGGTATGGTGTAATTGGTAGCCACGCTGGTCTTAGAAGCCAGTGCCTTGTGCGTGTCAGTTCGAGTCTGACTACCCCTACCAAATTTTAGTTGACAAAGTATGGGTGTTGGTGTATAATACTCTACATAAGTTAATGCGGGTGTGATGAAATTGGTAAACGTAGTGGACTTAAAATTCACCGCCGAAAGGCTTGTCGGTTCAAGTCCGACCATCCGCACCATTTTTAGGTGATATATGACTCAATTGACTAGTTACGTATGTTGTTTTGGTGATTTATATCCCAAGAAACACCAACACATTTTTAATCAACAAAATATAATGTTGGGTGGATCTTCTCTTGATGAAGACAGAAAACAAACATTAAAAAATGCTGGTTATATTCTAGATGATGATGGAGAGAATATTAGTCATCTAAACGAACATTTCGGTGATCTAACAGGAATGTATTGGGTATGGAAGAATTCTGATGCTGAATGGCCTGCAATGGCACAGTACAGGAGATTCTGGGAAGAACCTAATGTAATGGCAGTCGTTCCATTTAACGATAAGACCATTTATATGCCCCAACCACAACCTTGGACAAGTGTGATGGATCAGTATTTACAATATCACGGTTCCTATGGTATTGATAGGTTGTATGAATATTCTTTAAGGGAGGAAACTAAATTAACTCATGATCAGGTACACAGTTTGCACCACGTATTTACGATGTATCCTTATAACATGTTGTTCTGTCATAAAGATCTATTCGACAAAGTTTGCACAGTTTTGTTTGAAATATTATTTGACATTTATGACCAACAAATGATACAATACATAAACGAAACAATAAAAACAGATCCTTATCAGAAAAGGTTACCTGCTTTTTTAACAGAAAGATTGTTGTCTATTCTTTATATTAATAAGAAGTATTTCTTTGGTAAAGATATTGAAACAAAACAAGTAGATATGAGGTGGATTTAAAGTTTATTTCGGGATCGTCTAAAGGTAGGACAGTTGACTTTGACTCAACTAATCGTGGTTCGAATCCATGTCCCGAAGCCAGTTAAAGCGGAATTGGTGTTCAATGGTCTAGCACGTTGGTCTTCCAAACCGAAGGTAAGAGTTCGAATCTCTTATTCCGCTCCAAATTATTTGTTGTATGATGGATGGTGTAATTCCATATGACAGTTGTGACAAAGTAACATACATTTTTTAATTTCTTCTTGGAGTTTTTTAATGTTATGATTAGATATTTGTCTAACAGTTAAAGGTAATTCTTTTTCATTTGGATTGATGTGATGAAAACATAATGCGGCATAATTTTTATCATAACCGCAGATTTCACATTTACCACCTTTACTTTCCATTAATTGTATCTTTCTCAAGAATCCCTTTTCTTTTTGAGATTGATAATTTTGGTATTTTATGTTTGTGTATTTTTGTTTACATTTGTTTGAACAAAATTTTGTCTGTCTTCCACTCAAAGGTGCTTGACAACATATACAAAATGACATATAATACTCCAAATAAATATATTTAGTATTATGATGTATTTCATAATCTGATGTTTTAGGGCCTATAGCTCAATCGGTAGAGCGGAGAACTCATAATTCTTAGGTTGTAGGATCGTGCCCTACTAGGCCCACCAATAATGCCCTTATCGTTCAACGGATAGGACATGGTGCTTCTAACGCCAGAATGGGAGTTCGATTCTCTCTGAGGGTACCAAAAAAGTGCTTGACAAAATAAATAGTATGTTGTATAATAGGAGACATAAATGAAACAACTTACTAAAGAACTTTTTACAGGCAAAAACAATTCTACTCTTGATATAGGTAGAGTTACGTGGGGTGCTAGTTTTATTACTATATGTGTGGTTGCAGGAGCAACTATATTGACGGGTGGTGCTGTTGGGATTGCCGAATTGGGAATCGCATTAGCAACTATAGCAGCAGGACATGGTGCTGCAATTAAGATGAAATCATCAACTGAACCAGAATAAAAGAGGTATATATAATGTCAGGAACTGTTGTTAAGAGATGTGGATGTACTGGTAACCCAGATCATGCTTCTAAGTATCAGGATAAGAAGTATGGTGTTGGTATGCGAGTTATGAATCTTGATGTTAAGAAAGTATCAGCAACCTGTAGTGTGTGTGGTAAAGAACAGAAAGCATAGATAAATGCCCCTCAAGCATAAGTGGCGATGCACTTGACTTGTAATCATGAGAAATCGGTTCGATTCCGGTGAGGGGCTCCAAACCAGACCGAAGGATAGTAGGTCAAAAAATGATGGTTCCTAGTCCATCAAGTCAAATTCCGAAAGGTATGACAATCAAAAAAACTAGGATTATTTTAATGGTAGGTGATGAAATGGTAGCCATACTTGACTGTTAATCAAGAGCGAAAGCACATGGGGGTTCGAGTCCCTCCCTACCAGCATTAGAACCTAAATCGAGGTTCGATATTTTATTTATAAAATATAGGAGGTTCCTATGTTTTACATAATTTATAAAATAACAAACAAGTTAGATGGCAAATTCTATATTGGAAGTCATAAGACCAAAAAACTTGACGATGATTACATGGGTTCTGGTAAGTATCTTAAACTTGCCATATTAAAATATGGAATAGAAAATTTCACTAAAGAAATTCTATATGTTTTTGATACACCAGAAGAAATGTATAAAAAAGAAGCAGAAATTGTAAATGAAGAGTTTCTAATCACAGAAAACACCTACAATCTAAAGATTGGTGGATTTGGTGGATTTGATTACATAAACTCAACAAATAAAAATATATCTGGTAAAAATGGTGAAAATGGGAAGAAAAGATTTTGGACTGGTGATAAAGTCAAACAAAAATTAATAGAAGAAAATAGATTTCAATCTTACTGTGAGAAAATTTCATCTTCACAAAAATCATTATATGATAATGGATTAAGAACGTCATGTTTTACTACAAATAATCCAATGAAAACTGAAGATGGTAAAAGAAAACAAAAAAAAGCATTGATGTTAATAAATCATCAACAAGGAGAAAAGAATTCCCAATTTGGAACCACATGGATTTGGTGTAAAGAAGAAGGAAATAAAAAGATAAAGAAAGAATTATTACAGGAATATCTTGACAAAGGATGGGAAAAGAAGTATAATCCTGGATATAAACCTAATAAAATTTTATAACTGATGTGAGAATAAATATGTCATATAGACCAACTGGTAGTAATGTTATCGTTTCAAGGATTGCAGGTTCTAAGGAAACAGAATCTGGTATTATTTTAAAGACCTCTCAAGAACCCGATAGAGCAAAGATTATTGCAATCGGTCCTGATGTAACTGAAGTTGCAGTAGATGAAGTTGCACTTGTTAACTGGCAAAGATCAACAAGGATTAGTGGTTTAGAAGAAGATGAAGAACTGTACGTCCTTCCAATCACAGAAGTAGTATTTGTATACGAAGATTAGTTCAATTGCGGAGTAGTTCAGTAGTAGAACGCTAGACTCATAATCTAGAGGTCATTGGTGCAATTCCTTTCTCCGCTTCCATTTTAACAAAACCCCTCACGGCACTCAACGATCCGCACCAGAGGGGTTACTTTTTTATGAGGTAAATTATGAAAATTCTTGCATTTAAACTTGTTACTGGTGAAGATATTCTTGCTGAAGTCGTTGAAATCACCGAAACCTTCTCTCTTAAAAATCCTGTAGGTATTGCTATTGTTCGTGGACAAAATGGACAACCTAATATTGGATTCTCTCCTTTCCCTCTCCATGCTGAACAAAAATCAGGATCAACTATTGACATTCATAGGACACATGTGGTATACTATTATGAACCTGCCGAAGATTTCATTTCAAATTATGATAAAATTTATGGGTCAGGAATTATTGTTCCAAAATCACAATTAATTACAGGGTGATATGTCGTTTTATACTAATGTTCAATGTTTCAGTGGTGATATCCTTTATCGGGGTTTCACCACAAAAGGTAAGAGGGTAAAACAGAGAGTTGAATACTCTCCTTCCCTCTACCTCCCTTCTAAAAGACCAACAGAGTTTAAATCTCTTGACGGTCAGTATCTACAACAGAAGATCTTTGGTAACATTCGTGAGGCACGAGATTACATTAAGCAATTTAATGGTGTCTCTGGTTCATATAAGATCTATGGTAACACAAGTTATGAATATGCTTACATTGCCGATCAACATGCATCTGACGTTCAATGGGATTTTGATAAGATCCTAATCGCAGTAGTGGATATTGAGGTTGGATCTGAGAATGGGTTTCCAGACCCATATCTTGCAGAAGAACCTATCACTGCAATCACAATGACTCTTGTGGGTGGAAGCACTTACGTATTGGGTTGTGGTGATTATGAAACTCAAGGTGATGAAATCTACATTAAATGTAAAGATGAGTGGACTCTATGTAAGAAGTTCATTGAAATCTGGTCATCCAATCATCCAGATGTAATCTCTGGATGGAATACTAAGTTATTCGATATTCCATATATTGTTAATCGTTTCCGTAAGATTCTTGGTGAAGATGACACAAGAAAGTTGTCTCCTTGGAATTGGATTGGCGAACGTGTTGTCAAGGATGCTCGTGGTGAGAAGTTGTCATATAACCTACTTGGTATATCTTCTCTTGACTATATTGAACTTTACAGATGGTTTGCTCCAGGTGGAAGGTCACAGGAGAACTATCGTTTGAATACGATTGCCAATGTTGAGTTGGGTGATGCAAAGATTTCATATGATGAGTATGACAGTTTGCATGATTTGTATAAACGCAACTTTCAGTTGTTCATTGAATATAACATCAAAGACGTAGAACTTATTCTTAGATTAGATGACAAGTTGAAGTTGTTTGAGTTGGCTTTAACTCTTGCATATGACACTAAATCTAACTTTGAGGATGTGTTTGCACAAACTCGTATGTGGGATTCTTTGTGTTATTCTAACCTTCTTAACAAAAAGATTATCGTTCCACCAAAAGAGGTCAAGGAGAAGGACGCTGCTTTTGAAGGTGCATATGTAAAGGAAGTTCAAGTTGGTATGCATCATTGGGTAGCATCATTTGACTTGAATTCTCTATATCCACATTTGTTGATGCAGTATAATATCTCTCCTGAGACATTGATTGAACCAGAGGATTACACAGATGAGATGCGTAGAATCATTTCTTCTGGTGTTACTGTTAATAAGATGCTCAAGAAAGAAGTGGATACATCCAGTTTGAATGGTGTTACACTGACACCTAATGGACAGTTCTTCAGAACTGACTTCCGTGGGTTCCTTCCACAGATGATGGATGATATGTACAATGATCGTAAGAAGTTCAAGAAGTTGATGCTCAAAGCAAAACAGGAATATGAGAACGAATCTAATCCACAGAAGAGATATGAAATTCAAAAGTTGATTTCTAGATATGATAACCTACAACTTGCTAAGAAGTTGTCCCTAAACTCTGCCTATGGTGCTCTAGGATCGCAGTATTTTAGATTCTATGACCTACGTATGGCATCTGGTGTTACGTTGGCTGGTCAGTTGTCTATTCGTTGGATTGAAGGTAAATTGAACCAGTATGTGAATAAAATATTAGGAACAGAAGGTGATTATGTTATTGCATCGGATACAGATTCAATTTACCTCAATCTTGGTCCATTGGTGGGCAAGTTTGTACAGTCAGAAAAAACGATTGACGAAACTATCTCCATCATGGACAAGATCTGTTCAGATAAAATTGAACCATATATTGACAAGAGTTATTCTGAACTTGCTCAATATGTACATGCATATGAACAGAAAATGCAGATGAAACGGGAAGCATTGGCAAATAAGGGTGTCTGGACTGCCAAGAAGCGTTATATTCTGAATGTATATAACAATGAAGGGGTTCAGTATCATGAACCTAAAATGAAGGTTATGGGTCTTGAAATGATCAAGTCCTCTACTCCATCTTCTATTCGTGAGAATATGAAGAAGGTTATTGAGATTATGATGAAACAAAGTGAAAGTGATGTTCAAGATTTTATTGAGAAGTTTCGTAATGAATTCAAGAAGTTACCACCAGAAGAGATTTCATTTCCTCGTGGTGTTAATGGGTTAAAGAACTATTCTGATCCTGTATCTTTGTATAAGAAGGGTACACCTATTCACGTGAAGGGTGGTATTCTGTATAATCATTATATTAAACAACATGGGTTGACAAAACAATATCCTGCGATTCAAGAAGGTGAGAAGATCAAGTTCACTTATTTGAAGATGCCCAATCCGATCAAGGATATTGTTATTTCTTATCCAACCAGGCTCCCAACAGAGTTAGGATTGGACAAATACATAGATTATGATAAACAGTTTGATAAAGCATTCTTAGAACCAATCTCTACAATATTAAACTGTATTGGTTGGTCAACAGAAAAGACAAGTTCGTTAGATGATTTTTTTAGTTAAGGTGAAAAATGAGTATATTAGATAAAATCAAAAAGAATAGTACTATTAAAGATTCTGCTATTCTTGCAAAGTCCAAGTTCTTCACTGAGAAGGATATGATCCCTACAGCAATTCCAGCAATCAATATTGCATTGTCTGGTAAGTTGGATGGTGGTCTTACACCAGGTTTGACTATGTGGGCAGGTCCAAGTAAGCATTTTAAAACTGCTTTCTCTTTGTTAATGGCAAAATCTTATATGGAGAAATATCCAGATGCCGCATTACTATTTTACGATTCAGAATTTGGTACGCCACAATCATATTTTGATACCTTTGGTATTGATACTAATAGGGTTCTTCATACTCCTGTAACTGATATTGAACAATTGAAGTTTGATATCATGGGACAGATTACTAATATTGAAAGAGGTGATAGAGTTATCATTCTTGTTGATTCTATTGGTAACCTTGCATCTAAGAAAGAAGTAGAAGATGCTCTTGACGGTAAGTCAGCTGCTGATATGACTCGTGCCAAACAAGTTAAGTCATTGTTTAGAATGGTGACACCACACCTTTCACTTAAAGACATTCCAATGGTTGTTGTCAATCATACTTACAAGACAATGGAACTTTATTCTAAAGATGTAGTTGGTGGTGGTACTGGTTCTTATTACTCTGCTGATAATATTTTTATTATTGGAAGACAACAAGAGAAGGAAGGACAAGAAGTTATTGGTTACAACTTCATCATCAATGTAGAGAAGTCAAGATATGTTAAAGAGAAATCTAAAATACCTGTTACTGTATCTTTTACTGGTGGTATTAGCAAGTGGTCCGGTCTTCTTGATATCGCTCTGGACAGTGGTCACGTGGTTAAGCCAACCAACGGTTGGTATTCAAAAGTAGATCTAGAAACGGGTGAAGTAGAAGACAAGAAGTATCGTTTGAAAGATACTGATAATAAAGATTTCTGGATGCCTCTTCTGTCACAGAAATCATTCAGAGAGTTTATTCAAAACCAATATCAAGTAGCAAATGCCAACATTATTCAAGAGGAAGAAGAAAATGATTGAAGGAATTGATTATTGTTTTATCTATCCAAAGGAAGATAAACAAAGTGTTCATGTAAAATTCCTTGAGGGACCGTATAAAGATACGGTCTTCAAGTATGGAAAGGTTAAAGTTGAAGAAAAAGATGACGCTGCCTATTTACTTTTTGCTTATGATGTGATACAATGTACCAATATGAAACCAAAGAAGTTGGAGAAGGACGAGAACTTCAAAAACTATATTGGTGATTTGTTAATAGAGATTATATCTGGAAATTTGGATCAGGAGATTGTGGAAGAAGATGCGAATAGAGCAATTAATTTTAAGGAACCTAGTACATAATGAAGAGTACTTTCGTAAGGTTCTACCATTCCTAAAACAAGATTATTTTATTAACTCAATTGAAAGGAACATATTTAATGACATACTCGCCTTCTCGGAAGAATATAATCAGTTACCTTCAATTGATGCACTCTCTATTTCCATCAAAGAGAGGAAGAATCTTACAAACGATGAAGTGGAGAAGTCGCAAGAATATATCAAAGAGATTGAAACCGCTGACAAAACAAACACTAAAATTGATTGGCTCATCAACAAAACTGAAACATTTTGTCAAGAGAAAGCGATTTATAATGCCGTTCTCAACTCAATCTCCATTCTGGACGGAAAAGACAAAACCCACGAAAAAGGGGCAATTCCGAAAATTCTTTCAGATGCATTATCGGTAAGTTTTAATAGTTCTGTTGGTCATGACTACTTAGAAAATTCGGATGAACGATATGAATTTTATCATCGTAAAGAAGAACGTATTCCATTTGATCTAGAATATTTCAATAAAATTACCAAAGGTGGTCTTCCAAATAAAACACTCAACATTGCTCTTGCTGGAACTGGTGTTGGTAAATCTTTATTCATGTGTCATGTTGCTTCTTCATGTATGGTTCTAGGTAAGAATGTACTTTATATTACATTAGAGATGGCGGAAGAGAAGATTGCAGAAAGAATAGATGCTAATCTTTTAAATGTTAAAGTTGATGAACTTGAGAAGTTATCTAAAGAAGATTATGATAAGAAAGTTGCAAGAGTTAAGAAGAAAACTACTGGTAAGTTGATTATCAAGGAATACCCAACTGCATCTGCATCTGTAACACATTTTAGAGCATTATTAAATGAACTTAATCTCAAGCGTAATTTCAAACCTGATATTATTTTTATTGACTATCTTAACATCTGTACTTCTTCTCGTATCAAACCTGGTGCGTCTATCAATTCATACACATATGTCAAGTCAATTGCTGAAGAGTTGAGAGGTCTTGCTGTAGAGTACACCGTACCTATAGTTTCAGCTACACAGACAACACGATCAGGGTTTACATCGTCCGATCCAGGTCTTGAAGACACTTCCGAGTCGTTTGGTCTACCGGCTACGGCAGATTTAATGTTTGCGTTGGTGTCTTCAGAAGAGTTGGAAGAACTAGGTCAGATTATGGTTAAACAGTTGAAGAATAGGTATTCAGATCCAACATCATATAAAAGATTTGCATTAGGTATTGACAGATCAAAGATGAGATTGTATGATGTAGAAGATTCTGGACAACAAGATTTAGTTGATGTTGGACAAGTTCAAGCAAGTAGTAACCCAAAGAAAAAGTTTGAGGGATTTAAAGTATGACACCGTTGAAGAGTTATAAAACAAGTTTGAGATATCCTGGTGGTAAATCTCGTGCAGTGAATAAGATGTTTAAATATCTTCCTGATATGAAATCTTATAGTGAGTATAGAGAGGGTTTCCTTGGTGGTGGTTCTGTTGCAATTGCCATTACTAAACTATATCCACACCTTGACATTTGGGTTAATGATTTGTATGAACCATTGTATAACTTTTATATGAAAATTCAATCAGATGGGTATAAGATTTCTGATGATCTAAAAGAGATTAAAAGAGAACATACCGATCCAGAAAAAGCAAGAGAACTCTTCAATAAAGCAAAGACACAGGTTACTGATAAGAACTTATCAAAATCTGATAGGGCAATTGCTTTCTATATTGCTAATAAGTGTAGTTTCTCTGGGTTAACTGAATCTGGATCATTCTCAAAGGAATCATCAATCAGAAACTTTACATTGAATGGTATTGAGAACCTAAGACACCTTCGTGACCTTTCACAAAATTGGAAGATCACTAATCTATCTTATGAGATTATGTTTGAACATCCACACAAACAATGTTTCATATATCTTGATCCACCATATGATATCAAAGACAATCTCTATGGTAAGAATGGTTCAATGCATAAGGGATTTGATCATAATCTATTTGCAGAAAGATGTAATGATTCTGAAATGGATATTATGGTCAGTTATAACGCAGATAACATTGTTAAGGAACGATTCTCTGATAATTGGGAACCTGTTGAGTTTGATTTGACATATACAATGCGTTCTACAGGTGAATATATGGCAGCTCAGAAAGGTCGTAAAGAGTTGTTATTGTTGAACTATAAACCAGAACAAGAAGGTCTGGAAGGATTCCTTGAGTAGATAAATAGTTCTATTTACAAGAAGATCATAAATGGCAACTGACGCTAAAGAAACCGAGAAACAGGAGAATGGATCTCGTGTATATTTTGAAGCATATATTGAAAAAAATGAAAGAGATTACACTAAGTTGTCTAACTTGGTTAAGAAAGTGTACCCTAATGTCAGTAATGATTGGATGGAATCATTCAGAAAACAAGCAGAAGCATTAAAAGCATATCTCGGTACTTCAAAACAATATAACTATTCAAGGGATAAAGGTTTTATGCCTTTTATAGAAGATATTGCTAAGAAAAAATGTGGAGTATCTGTAAAGGATAGATGGAATCCAGCAGATATCTATATGATAAAAGCAAATAATGAAAAAGAAGTTATGGAAAAACTCAAGACCATAACTTCTAGTCCAGATAAGGATACTAATCTCATTGCTTTAAATATGTATATGAAAGAGTTGATGACTTCCAAAATTATGGTGCCAATCTCATTAAAAGCAATTGCCCCAAAAACAACTAAAGCAAAAGCAGAACTTGCAAACATGGGTGGGGGGAAACACAATCTCAATTTCAAACTCAAAAAGGGTTCTGTAAAATGCATTTTATCCGTTGGACACAAAAATGCATACGAGTTTGATACTGGAGAAATAGCATTTGACTTTTATGTTGGTGATGAAGAAATTCATGGTCAAGCAAGAAACTTTCAATATAGTAAAGAAAGAAACTTGGTGCAAACTGACTTAACACCTAAAGGTCGATCTGGTGGTGCTAAGTTAGGAAAGGTATCGTCAGTAGCATTAGATGCATTTCTAAAAAAACACAATCTAGATCGACCTGCATCAGCAGCAAAAGACCCTAATATAGACAATCCTGGTAAATGGACAGAAAGTAATATCAAATACTGGATAAAGTTTATTAATGATCTAAAGAGAGAAAGGGTTGATGGTAATGCAATAGATTTAGGTGATTTTGAAGTTAAAACCGATACTGGTGTAGAAACTGGACCAGAAGCAATCATTAGAAATGGAATATTATTTGAAGGTAAAACAAGAAGTTCTGCTGGTAAATTTTCATCAAAACTTATTGGGCTAAGATGGGCTAAGATTTGGGTTGATATAGATAAGAAAGGGTTATTAGATGAATGGATGATGACCCTTTATTTTGGTGCTAAAAAAGAATTCGGTGAAAAGAACGGACCGTTCTTAAAGATTTATTAAAGAGGATTATAATGACCGCTACTGTGATTTTACCAACTACTGGTGCACCAGAGTTGATTGATGCAATTGAAAGTGTTCTTAATCAATCATATTATACACAACTATATCTTGTAGTTGATGGTAAACAACATGTTGATAAA